ACGAATACGTTTATGACGTTGCAACTTAGTTTCGTTTGGTTCTTCTACACCAGACGCTTTCTGTTCTACATCTGATTTACGGTCAGCAATAAGAGCCTTAAGAGTCTCTACTGAAGGGTTACCCTGAACAGGAATACCCATTGTTTTACATTGTTGTTTTAGAAGAGTCTTTTCGTCTACTACTGGATTTTCTTGGTTATTTGTTTCGCTCATGATGTTGTCCTTTTAAAGTGGGTGGAACCACATTGAAAAAGGCTCTCCGAAAAGAGCCTTATAGTTATTGAAATTACATACGTGCTACTGATTTCATCAAACCGATACGCTCTGCACGTTCGATAAGAGTACCATACCACCATTGGATAGAAGTGAAACCAATTTTACCATATGGGTTCTGACGGTCAGCAATTTTAGCACCCGGTAGTTTAGTGATTACTTCCCACTTGTTGTTCTTACCATCGTATTGGAAACCAATAGTAGTGAATGAACCAGTACCAATAGATAGTAGAGGGTAAACGTTGTAGTTAGAACCATCGTCTAAGTAACCACCATTATCAGTTACTGCTGCACCAACACCAGTCCAGTTTTGCATCTCTGGAACTACGATGATACGGAATTGGTCAATAGTACCAACTTCACCACGCATGATAGTACCCGCAGCAGCGTAATGAGCTACAGGGATAAATGCAGCATTACCAAATGGGTCAACCATGTTACGTAGTGTAGGAAGCATTTCGTGACCTACATACAGAGGGAAACCATCTGAGATAACGCGAGTATCTGTTAGACGAGAACCAGTAATGATTTTAGTCTTAACAGGAGTACGGTTAGCACGAAGGTCAATAGCCAAACGCATGAAGTCATCGTAATCAACTTCAGATACAACAGCACCAGTTTCACCTGTCATTTCTGAGTCTTGGGTAGCTTCACCACCAAAGCGAATCACACCTGCTGCGTTAAGCAAGTCGATTTGTAGAGCATCTTCTGAGATTTCATTAGCTGCATACATCATCTCACGACGGAAGTGCATTAGAATGTCATCTTCAGAATCGAAGTCTACTGAGTCACGGGTAAACTCATCGAAGAAACCAAGCTGAGTAATACTTGCTTCAATTTCAACACGAGTGAAACCGATACGGTTAACACGACCACCAGACTCACCTAGTACTGGGAGTTTACCTGCGATAGTACCTACGTCTTTAGAAGAACCATAGATGTTACCGTTAGCATACTGAGCACCAGACGCATCAAGACCTTGGTCATTTTGGTTACGGTCGTCTAGAACTGGAATCCAAACGTATTTCTTGATTGTCTTACCGTAATGCTTAGGCATCTTGGTTGTATCAGACATTTGTGAGAAGTACTGTTCTTTCTGCATCTCAATCAGAGATTGACGATCCCAGTAGTACAGATTCATTTGAGAACCTACAGAAGACGGTGTGCCATTCGCAGGGTCATTGTATTTAATTTCGTCAGCCATGATTAGCTCCTAGTTAGAAATATTTGCTTGCTGTTTTAAGAAAGTCTTCATCAGACATCTTCGCTAACTGTTCTAAGTCCGAAGGTGCTTGACGTTGGTTTGGCTTACTACCTTTAGGAGTAGCAACCTTTTTCGGATTTGAAGCTTTGGTCTTCTTAGCTACTTTAGTAACAGGCTTGCTTGTAGCAGTGGCTTGTTTCTGCATTAGTTCAGAACCAATATGTTCATAAGCTTCTATATCAGAAAGACCTTGTGGTAATTTACCTAACATACGTTGTTTAGTAACTTCAGCATTGATACGGTCAAATGTTCCATCTGCCTTATGTGCTACAAGTACTTCAATACGTGCAGGATGTTTTACCAAGATTTCTTTACTGGAGCTGTCCCACTGATTTGTAACGATATCCATCGTGTCCTTAAATGATGGTGCATCTTGAACACGTTCAAGTACCTCATCTAAGTTTACAGACTCTTCACTAACAGTGTGCTTTACAGGAGAATAATCTATGTCTTCTTGTGTTTCTAAATCCAATGGGTCAATAGACGCATCTTTCATTAATTTCGAAATTGCTTTCTTGTCACCATTCTGGACATCAATTAAGAAATTAATTTTATCTTCGTCTAATAAGTTATTTTTTTCAAGTGTTTTAAGAAAACGCAAGTTAGGTTTTAGCATATGCATTTTCTTATGATAGTTAGCACCCATTCGCATTAGGTCTTTAGCTTCTTCAACAGTGTCTACTTTAATTTGAGTACCGTTGGCTGCAAATGGACTAAATAAGTCTTCGAGGTCTGAACGGAGTTTAGTTAATTCTTCAGAGTCAGATTCAGAGTCAGTATTAACTTCATCCTCATCCTCTTCTTCGTCATTCTCTTCTTCTTGTTCTAAGTCCTGTTCTTCTTCTGAAGTAACCACGTCATCCGATGTATCCTCTTCAGATTCATTAGATGTATCTTCCGTTTCTGTATCTTCTTCCGTTGAGGTTTCATCGTCAGTAGTCTCCAGAGAAGTATCTACATCTGTGTCAGTTGATTCAGGTGCGTAAGCAGGAATAGAATCCACTTGGCTAATAATATCTGCATCAGATAGGTTAGCCATACTCTCGATATTAAATTCGCTCATATGAATACCTATCTATTATTCGTTAGTGTAGCCATGGTCAGTATCAACCTGAGATATCTCAGAACGAATCTCATCAATTGCTTGACGACTTTCATTAGTACGTAATTTAGCTTGACCACTTAAGCTCTCAATAGCCTTGAAGTGATTTCGTAGGTAACCAATGGAGTCAATACCTTTAAGGATTTCAGCTTGACGAAATTCATCTTGGTTATCAGGGTCTGCTTTAAGCATAACCAAACGAGTTGCTTCTTTGCTAAAGAGACCATTGTCAATAAGACGTTTAAAGTCACGATTACGTAGTAAACGCTCTAAAGCTTCACCATCTTTAATACGTACTTGTTGTTCATCGATAAACTCTTCAAGCAATTGGATTTCTTCTTGGCTCATTATTAGCTCCTGTGTCCTGCGGCTCTACCCGTTCAGTAGGTTGTGTTGGTTGTGGTTTATTATTAAGAGCACTCTTAATAAGTTCTAATTTCATATTACCTTCAGCTTGAGACTGATGTAACTCTTTAGCTCTTTCTTGAGCAACACCTGTTTCTTGTTCAACAAAATCCAAAATCTGTTGTCTAGTATTAGCATCTAAGTTACCGGCTTTAGCTGATTTCAATATTGCTTCAGCTCTGGCTTCTACAGACTTACTCTGTTCATTAGCAATTTGTGCTTGTAACAGTTGTAGTTCTAATTGCTCCCTATACTCAGCGTTTGGATTAGGTTGTGGCTGATAATTACTAAGTTTCTTAGCCAAAGTTGGCATCTTACGTAATGTGGCTATGTCTTCCAAGATTAACTTAGTTACTTCAAAAGGTACACTATTTCCTAGAGTTTGTAGCATAAACTCTAATCTATTAGCCTTATTTTCATCTTCTTCGGCAGTACTGATGGATAATTTAAGGTCAAAGTTACCAAATAAGTCATCTTTACGTATTTCTACAAACTCATCATCTGTAACTCTTACTACTTCTTCATCACTAAGAAACTCTGCATTTAGAGCCATTACTTTTCTAGCAGCTTTAATTAAACCATTAGCCAAACGATTTAGAATACTAAGGTCTCTTTTCGATGTTGCATCTAATGCACCTTTAATACCTGCTGCTACATCACCTAATGCTTGGCTACCAATACCTGAACCATATGACTTAACACCAGACATAGATTCAGCTTCGTTATTCTGTAGCTGTAACATGTATTGTGCTGACTGAGGTACTTCAGGTGAGGTGAAATTAGCAATACCCTGACGGGCATCAACCATAGGGTTATATTCAAAGTCATCCCCTCTTTCATATTTACGTCTATTCAATGCATCTAGCATATCTTGACGTATACCTTTCTGACCATTAGCTGTCTTACCTAGGATATCAATCATGCTACGCATAGTAGCTCCGTAGATTGCTTGGTTCTCTTCTAGGATTTCTGCATCTGGTTCACCATAGATAGAATCTTTAACCGGTGTATATACAGTATTTACAAAAGGATGTTTCTTATCAGGGAATGGGTTTTTCTCCATACGGATAACAGTGTTACCTACCCAAGTAATTAATACAGGTTCGACAATACCAGTACCCTCTATATCCCAATTACCCCAATACTCGTAAGCAGTAACTCTTTTAAGGGAGTCATCTGAATAGTTGAAGTTGATACCTGCTTGGATTTGAGCATCTGTAAGAGATGATGCTTCACTTGTACCCATATCAATAGAATCTAGATTAGAGTAGTTATCGTCATTTCGTAATTCACTTAGAGTGGTATCAAACGCATAAACAATAAAATCAGCTTTCTCTATGTCACCCATAGCATTGGGGTCTACGTAGAGTCTACGGTAATCTACTACATCAATAGTAGGTTGATTCTTAACTATAACCTCTTCTTTTGTAGTCTCTACTTCACCGGTGTCTACAGCCATTACTGCTTTACCTAACTGAGCAGATATCTCTAATGAGTGTTTAACGGCTTCAGGGACTAATGCTTTGAACCGGGATGGGTCTGATTGTTGTAACTGCATAGCTTGCTGAAGAACAAACAAATCACCTTGGTTAGCTTCTGGGTATTCATACAGAACATTTTCTACTTCACGTAGTGCTACTTCGTATTCCCAACCAATACGTAAGAAAACAGTACCCTCACTAGAAACACTACGTACATAGTTATCAATGAAAGAGACTTTATCTATTACAGTATTGAACTGGTAGTTAAGTAGTAGTTGGTTTTGTTTAGCTGCCCAACGGTCTTCTGCTGTACGGGGAGTTACATTGAATAACTCATCAGTACTTAAGAATGGAGCTGTTAGTGATGGGATTCTCCATTCTAGTTGTTTACGTATTAGTTTAGGTTGTACGTTAGAACGCCCATCTACTTTCTTACGTTTAGCAGTACCTCTTACATAGAGTAGGTCTAACCAACGGTCTATGTTTTCGATATGCTTACTTTGGTTCTCAACTACATTAGCCATATCTTCTTTAATCTTGGCTAATGTAGGAGGATTTTTCCATCCAGTATCTACCGTAACGGTATCTGAATTTTCAACAATAGGTTCTATATCACTCACAACATACCCTCGTTTGTAGTTAGATGGCTAATATATAGTAATTAATGACTAGTATAAACTAATCCCAGTAAAACAGAATCTCCTTAACACTCTGTCTGTTTTATTTTGTACAGTAAACAGATGAATGTATACTCATACTATTATATGAATCTTCTTCAGGACTTACACTATGACAATGAAAACAGAGGGTATTACAATAGAAAAGCTATCTATTGGGTGGTTACAAATATTGATAGCAGTATTCGCTTTGGGTGGGTTCACCTATACAACCACACATATGTATACCACGTTAATTAGTGTTAAGAAGGGACAAGATAAACTCTTTGCTGAGTACGTTCCTGTTATAGATAGGTTGGATAGAGAATCAGCACTTACAAATAATGCAGTTATTGCCCTAACTACTTCTATCCAAGAGTTTAATATAAACTTAAAAACTGTCTTAGTTTTACGCGATAAGGAAGAGGACGATAAGAAATTACTCTCAAGCCAAGTACGTAAATTAAATGATGACGTAGTTGACTTGAAAGCAAAGGTTCATACTCTTATTGACTAGCATTCTCATACCAAGCTTGCCAACCAACCAACTGCTGTAACCAAGTGTTAGCACACTCCCAATTTTCTCTATCCTGTACCAGTACTTCCGTACTATCCTTCACAGGTTCTAAATTCAAGTGACACGGCTTACTCTGTAAGTTCGTGTCTACTGTCGGCAGCTCGTAAGATATCTTGTCTGATACGCAACCAGTCATCATCAAACTCACACACAGTAGTAGGTGTTTGTACATACTTCACTACCTCTTTAACTATGGTTTTAACTTCTTCCTTGGTTTGGTTATTAACCTTATCCAAATCAGACATTACTTCAGCTATCTTTTGGTTCTTCTCTTTCATGGTTTGTCCATGAAGCTCTACTAGTTCAAGACGTTTAATCTCTGCTTTTTCTGTAGCCTCTAAATAACCATATTGGAAAGAGCCGTATAAAACGAGTCCTGTACCAACAATAGCCAATAGATACTTAACTATGGGGTTCATCTTTGAATACCCCTTTCTGATAGGTGTTTACACCTATGTAAGAAGTAAAGGTAAGTGTTGTAATAGTTACATACTCCCCACCTGTGATTGAACCTAGGAACATGGCTATGGTATTAACCAATTGGATAGTACAAACCAGAATGAACTTACGGCTACTTACCTTCTGTGCAAACGTCATGACTACTCCTTAAAATAGTTATCAATAGCTGTAGCATAAGCTAATGCTAACTCATCCATAAGCTCCTGAGCCTTTGTGAGTGAGTCAGTATTGTCGATAAATAAGGGTTCAGCAATAACAGTAGGCATAGTAGTTTTTGCTACTAGATAACCTCCTCTATCACCTGCCTTACCTACATGACCATAACTGATTGGTTTAACCCCTCGGTCATTCTCTCTCATAACCTCTACAATGGCTTTCTGTAAGTAGGCAGCCAACAGCTTACCTTTATTACTTCCGTCATAATAGAGGACTTCTGAGCCTGATGCTTTGGTGTTGAATGCATTACAGTGAAGTGATACTGCAATATCTGGATTTACTCGGTTAATCTTTGCAGGTAACCCTGCATATGTATCGCGGTAGATAACTACCGGATTATAACCAAGGTCAATAAGGGTAGGTGCAATCTTATCTGCAAGTAACTTATTAAAGTCATACTCGTATATACCTAATTCCTTATTCCCTGCCCCTCTCACTTCATGTGAGTGACCTACTACTAACGCTACTGTTTTCATTAGCTTCTCCTTATTTACATTAAATAGGGGGGGGGGGGTATAATACTCATATACCCCCTCTGGTTATTATGCGTCTATTGCTCCGAAATCTTTCCATGTTCCCGGAGTACCTGCGGTAACACAGACAGCTCCGATAAAGCCGGAAGCAACTGGGTCTCGATAGTAAATTCTATCCCCTATTTCCCACTCACCCTGTGTTGGGATTGCTGTAAAGGTTGCCTCCTTTTTACCGTATCGATTACCGTCTGAGTAAACAAGGATAGCTGAACTAGGTACTGTAACCTCCCCACCTACTGTACCAACACGTATTTCACCACCTATAGCATCTGATACCTGAAATAGTCTTGGTAATGTACGAGTGGTTGTTAGGTCATTACCATCTAATGTTGCTGTTATCTCACCATCGGTTGATACTGTAAATGCCGCCCCACCGCCATATCCTTTAACTGTGTTTTCCTTCAGAGACATGTCTACTATATCACCTGCGTAGCCTCGTATATCTGAGGCATTATACGCTTGGCTTTGTAATATATTTCCGTGTAGCTTAAGACCAACAATAGCCTCACCACTAGCTGAGTTCATAAACATCTTCAAAGCTTGTCCAGCAGGGGTTTTGTTTATTAAGGTATTATGCGAGAGAGTAAGGTTTACTATACTCTCCCCATTAATAACCTCTACACTAGCGTAGTCAACCAACTCACCCGAAACAATCTCCATGGTATTGTTGGCTACTACCATTGTCTCAATACTACTTAATAGTAAAAATCTACAAGCACAGTTTTCACCTGTGTTACCTGAAATAGTCCAATTCTTCATAAGTGCATTACGGTTCATACACGTAATAATAGATGCATCCCCACCAAACGAATTGAAGTTTTTGAATACACACCCCATGATAGTGACATTTGATGGGTAGTTACCCATCGTATGCTCGTCAGATTGCTCACCAAAGATTGCCCCTAAACCACCATCAAAAGTACAACCTAGTACATTGACATCAGAGCTTGCACGTATTTTTAAGTGTATTTCATAACCTGTTGGGTAATCAGCACTCCCACCGGTTCTACCAAAGAACTTACACCCTATAACAGTGTGGTCTTTAGACTCTTGACTTGGGTTCGAGTTAGTTGACAAATACACACCGCGTCTGTTGATAGTTTCCATAAATCGACAGAAACTAATAGTAGTGTCTTGACACGCTTGAAAGACAATACCATAACCACCTGTAGTACTGCTTGTACCATGATGTAGGTGTTGGTAACGACAGCGGTTGATGGTGATATCACTAGCACCATCCACAAAGAATATACCATTATTCAGTCCGGTAAAGCATACATGGTCTATTTCAAAACCTGTGTAATCACCAGAGGCAACTCTAATACCCCAACCAAGTTGTACCCCATCAGGTTTACCGCTAGGTCTTTCATAATCAGTACCTAACGTCAGGTCTCGAACAACAACACCCCCTGTATCAAAATTTAAGCCATAAACTACTAGCCCTTGTTCCCATTTAATATGTGTTCTTTTAGTACCTGCACCTCGTATTTCAATAGGTAAGTCGCGGTCTATATCTTCCGAAATTAGAAACTCCCCATCATGGACAAAGAGTGTTCCGTTTTCAGGTGTCTCGCTTACTGCCCTCTGTAATTTGGATGTCTCATCAGACCCGTCCCCAGTAAGTCCAAAATCCAAGGTACAAAAAGCATCAAAAGCCCTAAAGTTATCTAACGTGATAGTTCCTGTTGTATCTATATATTCCCATATAGTCTTACCCGTAATCACCATAGTACCTATAACGTACATCAGCGGATTCAGGTTAAACTCCGCAAGCATATTATCTATCGCAGAGTTTTCAGTATTTCTAAAAGTAAGAAGGGATTTCCTAATTATGGTTTCCATGACATCAGATTGAGTCATGTAATCGCCTAAGTAGAGATTATTATCTAGGTCAGGTGTTACCCCTGTTGTGGTATACGGAGGGGCGAGTGCATAGTAACGACCGTCCTCGTATTCAATATATTCATACTTGTTGGCAAGGAGTATACCGGATTCGTACTCCCCCTTGCTTACAATCGTCTCAGATTGTCCCCAACTATCCCCTTTAAATGAATAGTTACCAATATCCTGTAAACCGAATCCATTACCAAACCAATCATCCACACCATTATAGTAGACCAGACTACCCTTTTTTGGTTTCCAAACGTCCCCATTTTTATCAATGCAAGTATTGTTACCCGTATCTAAAAAAGACTGTGACGGAGTACCTACAGTCCCTGTACGAACCAAGGTTAAAGCTCCACCATCACCTACGGTATTCATGCCCTGTACTTCTACTATCTGGTACTTACTTGTGACCTTACCATGTTGGATAAAATCAAGTACTGTAGTCCATTGCTTCTTCATACTAATCTCTCTTACATAAAGTGTTTCACTTAGTATAACTAGTATACAAAATAAAGTCCCAGAAAGAAAAACACGACTAATCACGTAATGAGAGCGGTGTACGGATAAGTAGGGTTGTTGGATTGTGGGTAGGTACTGATTAGTGCGTTAGGCTAAAAGTACACAGCTCTCAGTTGTTGAGAGCTGTGTGAGTAGGGATTTACTTATTTACAAGAGTTAATACGCAACCCAAGTACCCGGAGATCCTGAAACTGTACATCTTGCTCTAAACGGAGGCGATGTTTGAGTTCCAATAGGTAGGTCAGTACCTCTGTACCAATAACCACCCGTAGGCAATCCTCCAGATGCGATACCATCAATCCAGTCGTCTGATACCTCCTTAACAAATGGCCCTATCGATGTACGCCATGAATTACCTGCTCTACCCCGCATGTTTTCTACTGCTAAGTCACCTCTGAACAAACCTAACACATCTCTGACTCCGTTTGCATCGTAGAAGTCAACTGTTAGATTTTCTAAGTATGAGGCTTTTGTTAAATTACCCAAACCTTTAAGCTCAAGAATAAGGAGCGATGACAGGGTAGGTGTTGTCACCTTAACATTCATTCTACCTATATGAACCTCTTTACATGAATCAAAGTTTGCCCATAACGCAGGGGCAGTTACCTTAGATTCGTCATAAACAAATTCTACATCTAGGTTGTTTATTGTTAGTGTCTCAATTGTACCTGTATCAAACGCAAGTAATCTAGAGCCTGAGAATCTACCCAGAATGCTCCCTATTTTAACTGTACCGCCAGAAATATTGCCGTTTCTAGTTCTTACTAACCCTGATATTGAATCTCCATTATCCTCCATGTCAACAATTAGAGTACCAATATCAACGCATTTGTGGTCTTGTAGGTTTATCGCGTAAGAGCCAAGACCTGACACAGACATTGTACCTACCTTAACAGATGCACCACCCAGAGGTACTAATGCCTCTTGGCTTCCCTTGTAGATAAGATTGCCTATGTAGACATCACCACCTCCTATGTACAAACCGTTATCCCCTGCGTTCTCGACATCGAGAGTGTCAATTACACCATAGGAGGTATCAGACAATATGGTAGAACCATCTACAGAGTTACTTTTAATAAGGCTGCAAGAGTAGTTTGTAGCGCCTCCTCGTAGCGTTACAACTCTAGGTACGGACTCATTGGTGTGTCCTGTATTCTGGAAGTTCTCACCTCTTGCTGAGTAAGTTAAGTTGTTAACAGCCCCTACGTTTAATGCAGCAGGAAATGCGTTATTATCATATGACACTAAATCCGCATTAATGTTAACCGCGTCAACGTGAACTTCACAGTCGTTAGCACCGTCTGACAAAAATACAGCACTTCTTGACTGACTGTTACCATCTATCTTTATGTTCCAATCCCAAGAGCTATCGCTGTCAGATATAGTCACCATAGAGGCGTTTACTATTGACGGGGCGGTTGGTGTTATCATCTTGAGGTAACACTTTCCTGAAATTGACTTAAATTGCGTAGCTCTTGCTGTTGCCACATCCCTAATTAAGTAAGGCGTGTCTTTTGTATTTGGGGGGAATAGTACCACACCGGTTGCACTTGCAGCTTGAGTTATCGCATCGGTGCAGTCGAGATTAGGGAACCCACCGAAACCACGAATATCGCCAGCCGCTCGCCACTCACTCGTTGTTTTACTGTCAACCTCATGCCCAGTCGCCACGCTGCCCTGCTCAAACTTAACAGTGAATACTGAACCCGCTTCCGGTGTTACGCTTATGACATACTCACCACTAACTAAAGCATAACTAACCCCTATCTGCTTAGGCAGTCCATTGTAACTAGCAATACTAGCTGAGAAGGTAGGTATATAATCTAGGCCATCGGTATTAGGTACTCGATACTCATATGAACCTACTGTACAGGTTACCTGACCATTGATGTAGGTAATAGTACAGCCGTCTTCCCCTGCATAAACCCCACTGAAGATTTGAGTACCTGCACTGTAAGCCGTAGCTACTGAACTAGGGTGAGTAATATCATCAGGTGATGGCGTTAGGAAATTTGAATTACTTAGTTCATTATTGCCTTTGATAGCTTCAACCATGGTTTGAACGGATTCACCTGAAGTTGTGCTTATTGCACTAGCAGGGTGTGAGTTCTCAGAACCTCGATTAGCTTGTTTGGTATGGTCACCGTATTTCTGTTCTGCTTCCTGCTTCTTCAGATAGGTGTCACTGTTCTGACCAATATCTTCAAAGACAATAGTAACAATAGAACCAACAGGGTATGTATCAGTTAGTACAATCTGATTACTGTTATTGGTTGTGTAGTCATAAACCACATCTAATCGTTCACGTTCACCGCTTGCAGAATCCCATAAGTAAACCACATAGTTCTTTAATTCAGATGTAGCATCTACAACCACTTGACCATCAGTTAAGTAGGTAGTCTCTTCATAGGTATACATCGTAGCGGTAGATGTATAAGCACGTAGGTTATCATCATCCGTTGGATGGGGATTAGTTGTACTGTCTACTGTGTAAGGTAGGTCTACATTTTCTTCTACCTTAAATAGTGCAATCTCTGAAGTACCTCGACCAAACACTACATAATCAGTAATGTTATTGAATGTTGGGTCTTCTTCGTAATTACCGATGTCTGTACCACCGATAAGTGAAAATGCTTTCTCTGCTGCATCTACAGCTATATCTTTGGATTCTTCAGCCTCTACAGCCGCATTTACAGCAGCCACAGAAGCATTCAGTAACTCTTCAGGATTGAACTCAGTCCAAGTATCATCATCAGCATTGTAGTAGTATGTAGCTTTGTCTGAGTAGTAGAAATCACCTGTCTCCAATGGAGTACCATCAGGGCGTTCTGAAGGTGAACCACTTTCGTACACGCCTAAGTATCGTTGTAAATACTCAATGTTTTCTGCTGCCTTGTTTACAGATTCTATGTTCTCAGCTACCAACAATACATTATCGTATGCACTATTAATGTATCGGTTTATGGCTACGGGTACTGAGTTACCCAGTGGGCGTCTTCTCATTTTACATCCATCCGTTTGTGTCTAAAAGTTGGTTCGACCCTGCAATACTATCGTTGAACATGTTTCTACGTTCCATCTCATTACAACGGTTGTTAAACAATTGGTAGTATTGAAGAGAATCTGCTCTTGCTTCTTGGTTATGCCTTGCCTTATGAACACGGTATGCTATGTAATAAAGTAGAGCTTCGTACAAGTAAGGAGGAATATTGATTGGTACTGTATTAGCATCAACACCTTCACTATAACTTATTAGAGCGTGTTTGGCTCTGTAGTTAAATGATAGTGCTATCTCTAATTCAGGGAAAGGGACTTGAATGCTTTTGTAGTCAGAGGTAAATACACTGTACTCTCTGGATACATCATTGATATACAACTCTTCCCCTAACTCAGTATAACAACTCTCAATTCTAAGCACATCATCTGCAAAAGGGTAGTAAGGTGAATCTATAATATACTTAATAGATTCTGTAGATGATGTGTTACTGACAGCGTATTTACTGTCTAGAAAGTACTGAGTAATGTGGGGATACAGTTGAATAACCACTTCTTTTTGGTTCAGGGGAAACCGACTAAACAACTCAGTCAAACCAAGATTAAGGTGACTTACTATACTGTTCTTAGCAATAGTATTGAATGTCTTCTCAACTGAGTCTTCTCCATTAAGGTTTATCTGACTTAACTCCCCAGAGGCTAAATCATCAAATAGCCTCTGTAGTGTGTATATGCTCATAGTAAGCTCCTTTGTATGTGTGTCTTAAATTTTACACTACATAGGAATTTATACTAGCATCATCACTTCCACCTCCATAGGTTGTACCCATTCCCCAGTTACTAGTTTCTGCTTTAAATTCACCTGTCATCTGTGGACTTGGTTTCCAAGCACTAATCACAGTCAGCATTGAAATTAAATCCAAGGCATCATCATGTGCTGATTTGAAACCACCAATAGTAGCTGACTCTAACTCCTCTACCATTTCAACCACAAGTGGATGGTCTTTCATATCTTCTGGTAAGTGAATAAGACCTTGTTTGAACCAAGGGACAGCATTCATATGGAATCTATCAAATTTCTGTGATGAGGGTCTAATGCCCGGTTTGTTACCATTGTTATCTGAAGCCAAGTTAAAGAAACAATTACGTTCCATCATCTGTTGACCTAGGATTGATACAAAACCCCCTTGCTGTCCAGATACCTCTATACCTACACTCTTAGGTGAGTACTGCTGTACTAAGTTAAATAGAGCATCAATGTTCTTATCCATGGATTGTCTACGACACATCCCATCAACCAAGAACCACTGACCTATATGGTTAATAGCAAATACACCTATGGTACTAAAGTCAGCTTTAGCCTCGCCTGATGTAGCAAAGTCAGTAACGATATAAACATTGAAATTAGAAATAGCAGGAAGTAGGTGAGCACGTTTAAACCACTTGATATCACTATCCAATACAATACGGTCTTCGTCTGAAGATATCTTAAGCATAAGCTCTTGGTTGAATGCTGCTATTTGACCTGCATCTTTCAGTGTCTGATACTCGGACTTAATGAAGTCATAACTGAATCGGTCTTCCCAAGCACCTCTGAACTCCTCTCTAGTACAGGGGAACTTCTCACAGATAGGATATACACGGGTCTTCCATGCATTACTTCCTGCTGCTTTGTACAATGGGTCTTTCTTATTAAATGGAGTACCAGTCCATACTACCTTACGCTTCTTAGGGTGCATCGCTTGACGAGCAGCCTTATAGATAATGTTCGTAATATCTTTAACAATGGTTGGAGATTCAGCATTTTTATCTGACATCAAATCATCCATACCACACCACGTAGGACGCTTACCATACTCTTTGAAACCACGAACACCAGTGTTAGCACCAAACCCGCGTACACAGAAACGGTGACCGGCTACGTTAATGAACTCCCATCTTACATCAGTAAAATTGGCTGTAGGTATGTACTTCTGAAGAAAGTCTGAGTTCTCATAACGGAACTGTAAGTTCTTTCTCATACTCTTCACACCATTATCAATAGTATCTGAGATGTACATAGCCACTTCTACACTACCGAAGTCAAAGAACTCACCATATGTACCCATGTAAAGAAATGCATATTCATGGAGTGCTGTAGTCTTAGCCGTACCACGGGCAGCAACAAACAAGTTACTATCAAATTCAATAGCGTTGTCTAGCATATCCAAGTGAATAACAGGGGATTTGTTTTCTTCCCCTTCTGCACCATTAACCATCTTAATGAAGTTGATAAACTCAATAGCATTGGCTGAAGGTTTATACTTAGTATTCATGAAGGCATAGTCTACTTCAGACAACAACCTCTCAAGACTTCTGTTAATCCCATCATCTACTTTAGCCATTAGTTACCTCAGTACATTCACTATCAAAGATTCTAGTTTCTGCTACATCTTTAGAACTTACTGAACCATCATTAATAAGGTTAGCCTGTTGACTAGCTAACTGACGGGAAAGGTTCTTAAGCTCTGTTAATGTATCAGAATCTTTTAGACTTACATCTAATTCTACTTTAGCAGGTTCAGGACGTTTAAGATGATTAAGGATACTGTTAGCAGCATCACTACGTACCTTAGCACTAACATCTGTATCTCTCATTAGTTCCATTTGTGTATTAATAGCTTCTTGGTAGTTAGCAGCATTAAGTACATAAGTAGGAATAAGAGACTGTTCTAAAATTAGGTTAACTAGTTTGTTTTTATTGTAAGCAGTTACATAACTAGCTATGTCTTTCTTACTTACACCTCTAGCTACGTAATCATTGTACTTATCAGGGAAGGTCTTAACAAAAGCAACAATGTTTGTATTACCCATTAGTTTAAAACTAACGTACTTAACAGCATCAATGTAGCTAGTTATTTTAAATCGTCCTTCTGAGAGTACATCTGTATAACCAAGGATATTATCCCTCATCATCTCAGCAGTATCAGGGTCACTTAAAGCTGCATTGACCTTATCAACAACCTCTATATTTATTCTTGTTCCCATTTGCTTAGGCAAACAACGTTTGAACTCTTCGGGAGTTAGTGAGACACTCATAATTCAGTAGTACCTTATACAGTTAGTATGTAGGGCTAATATAGTAAATCTAAAGAGGATTGTACAATGTCTGAGACAAATACAGAAGTAAATGAAGAAGTTGTAGAAGAAGTAGTATCAGCAGGTAAGCCTACCTATGTTGCTCAAGTACTAACTACTTCAGAAGCACAGAAGAAAGTTCAAGCGGCTCGACTTAAAGCCCCTAATGTAGACCCACTCGAAGCACCCACACGCTATAAGAAGTAAGTTACTTACTCTTAACTAAGCCTCATTAACTTGAGGCTTTTTTCTTGGTAAAACAAAATAATTAGCAAACTCACAACCAAATAGGAAATAAAAAATGGAACAACCAACACTAGCACCACATCAAATCCGTCTTCTAGATGAACAGCAGCAACTATCAGAACGAGTAAGTAAGCTACGTAAGTTCACCGCATCAAGTGACATCTTCCTTGGATTGCCATTAGAGCAGCAGCAATTACTTACAACTCAATTAGAACACATGGCTCAATATGAATCTGTTCTTAATGAACGTGTTCTTCTAGACGTAGGCAAAGGTACATACAACCAAGATAAAGTGGAGTTCGACCACATCCAATCACTACTTGATTCATGTACATTCCAGTATGCTCGAATTGGGGATACAACCACTACGGTATGTGAAGCATTCTTACCTAATGGCTTCAGTGTAGGTTCAGGTAAGTCTGCTTGTGTAGACCCTAATAACTACAACTATGATGATGGTTGTAAGTATGCCCGTGAACGTGCCTTAGTAGAGGCTAAAAATACTCTATGGCAACTGGAAGGTTACCTACTTAAAATAACCGGTAAAACCTCAGACCGTCATTAAACACTTAACAAGCCCTATCATAGTATGGGGTTTCTTTTATAAGGAGCTAACCAATGAGAAGTTATGTACTACATCATGAATACCACGGTGGTTGGTATAATAAGGAGAGTATCATAGTAATAAATGCTAACAGTGAAAAAGAGGCACTGGGTCTAGCCCTAGAGCGACTACCTAAGAGTCAAGCGTATGACTTCACCATATACGGGGGTGACGTGGATACCTCTGAGTCAGGGGTTGTTGATTTTATTCACTCAGAGAGGTGTGAGCCTTAATGGAATACATTCAATTCATTCAAACAGGTAAAACCAAACGTAAGCGGGGTTATACCATTCATACCAACTCATCTGAAGTTACTGCATTCTTAGGTAGAACTACTCACTTCCCTACAAGGGTAGATGGTACTAAGCAAGGCTCAATAGTAGCAGTGGTTAATACCAAGTATGGAGACACAGACGCCCATCTAGGTGATTACATAACCAAGAATAAGGATGGTAGTTTCAGTGTGTTCAAACCTGAAGACTTCAATCCTAACAGGAGGTAACCTATGGGAGATAAAGACAAAGCAACTGACTATGGAAGACTTATGGTTAGGAAAGGTCACTTAGTAGGTGTGTGTAAAATCAGACTCTATGACGGCCATGAACATAACTGGTATCAAAGACTTGTTACAGGTGGTGTGATTACTATACCTACAGACCAAACATACAATCTAGATGCCAACATAGATAGTAGACCTTATTACTATGATGAAGTCTGGTTTGATGGTATTCGTATCTATAAGAAACCGTGGTATATGAAACTAATTTCTTACCTTAAGGAGTAAGCATGGAAGAGTATATAAGTGATGCAGGATTCATAGAAGACACTATGAAATACCTAGCTAACTGTGATGACAGTATTGAACAGGTAAACGGCTTCTATAATAGAAGTTTAGAACGTACAACAACAGTAATGACTAACCAAGCATTACTCTACGAACGTATGATTCTTAATGGGTATATACTATCTAGGTAGATGAGAATTATTATCAATTGGGATGTATAGGGAATTTGTAATATTTTTGAAAAATCTCCATTGATTTTTACTTATACTAGTACAGATGTAGTACTACCTATGTTGAGTCCCATAAAACTTAAACATCCCCCCCTATACTCGCTTTGCTCGGTAAATGGAATAATTCAACTATCGAGGTATACCCCATGATTAACGTAAACTTTATCACTTCACTACGTGCATTCTTCAACTTCTTCTCAACGTTCTTCATTGCTATGGAACGTAACGCTAAGTCATTCGATAACATCTCCAAACTAGGAGAACAGTGGACTGAGCATCAAGTCAACGAACAGGACATCCTCAACAAGAAACGTCTAGAGGACATCCAAACCAAAGTCGATAAGAAGTACGAAACAGAAAAGAAACAGTGGAATCTGTAACATCATCAATACCTAGGACTCTTCGGAGTCCTTAACCTTTTAACACATAACACATACACAAACACATCCAAGATAGTCTGGTATTAGGTAGAAAGATTTCCTTTATAACTCTCTAACCTAATCGTTCCTGTAAGCCTCAGTATGAGGTTTTAATTTCCTACCTAAGCATAGGTATAAATCTTATACGTGAGGTAGGTTAGAGAGGCTGATGCAGTACATCTATCACTATTCTCCATACCTCATTTCCCACTATCCCATCAACTTCCCTCTAACCTATCCCAAACCTCAACCGATATCTTACCGATAACATAACCAATCCCTTTAACTCCTTCCTCTGTTCCTCGTCTACTTAAACTACTGTATATCCGTCCATTACTTCACTCCTTGTCGCTTTGCTCCGTTTTTGGTTGTTCGATAAGCGAATGACCTTAACCTAAACCTATTGGAGTAATACCTATGTCAAATACTATTTGGGAAACATCTGCATCTGAGTCTAATTCATCTAACCAAACTGACGTTTACCTAAACGTTGAGTTGCAAGTTGCTGAAGATGTAGTTATTCGTATGCCTCTGAACTGTCCTGTAAGTTCAGACATCAAAGGCATGAATGCGAATCAACGTAAGCTGATGGAACTGCTGTTAGAAAAGACTGAAGCAGCACTTGAATTACCTGAAGGTGCTGAACGTGATGAAGCACTAACCATTCAAGTTCCAGTTAAATGTACGCTGTTCAAACGCGGTTCTAAAGAAGCTGATACTAGCGGTTGGACTGGTAAGCTGTAACCAATTGAATTATCCCTGACTCGAAAGAGTTGGGGATTCCTCTTTAAGTAATAGATAGTCACTAAGGAATTAATATGAAATTAACTGAAGCAATATCATTCCCTATTAGGACAATACATAACGGAGAAGAAATCGTAGATGCTTATGGTGAACAACTTCTTATTGCTGCTGATGATTCAGTAGATATGGAAGCTATAGCCAAGGCTCTAAACAAAGTAGCGAAAGAGCAACAAGACATATAACCATTAAGGAATTATCTATGTCACCTTTAGATATCATGAAGAAGATGCGTACTCTCAAGCCTAACTATAAGAAGGCAGTAAGATATGGATTAGCTGAGTGTGCTGCTTATAGTTACCAAGTACCTAGTACTGAACTTCTTGGAAGAGATGAGGAAGCTCAGTACACATCGCTAGTTGAACACCTACAGATAGAACATGCTAAGTATCTCTACTACAAACATATGAAGATAGACCACTTGAATTACCCTTACATGTGGAATCAATGCAATATAGAACTAAGAACTTCTTGGTATGTTATTGCCCTCGCTGATTTCGAAGACCCATTGGATTAAGGAATTAACCACTCACATAATACATGAGTGGTTATATAAACATTCATAAGTAAGGGTGTACTATGAACGAATTACAACTAGAGAGTTTATTGCTGCTTAAGAGTAATGCTAAACGTTTACTTGAGAAACAAGATAGTTTTGATAAAGACGGATTCTATACCTGCATAGAGTTATCTAAACCAAGTACAAGTATAAGTAACGTAATACTTGAAAGACTGTCTTATGAGTTCAATAAACAATTGTCTGATGAGCTAGGTAATTACTATCCTTACTCTCCCGCTTTTCTCCATGCACACATTAACAGAGTATATCCTAACCTCTGGAATATAGGTGCTAAGCTGAAGGAGCTTCGTATCCGATGGCTTAACTTTATTATTGACTACCCTGAATCTTAACCTACTTAACCAAAGAGATACTTATTATGGATACCCTTACAAAGAAATATCTAACTGCTATACGCGATGCTGCTAAAACAATCCTAAGAGACCAGACAGAGAATCTAGCGTTACATAACTACTGGACATGTAATGAAATGTCAGACATCTGTACTGATTTAGGATTAACACATTACATAAAACGTAACCTGATAGACAGCTTAGGGTATGACTTCATACGTAGTCAGTTATGTCTGGAGTATCATTTAAGTGCCTTCTTGAATGATTGGTGTGACATAAATGGTGAGCAACCTTGGCATAGTGAAAACCTTAAGTACTGGAGAATAGTCTGGCTTAACTTTGTAATTAACCGGTGTGGCCAATACCTACGTGGTGACCTGAAACTAAGGAATTAACCTATGAATTTACGTGGACGTAATAAGATAGCTCTCTTTGCCTTCGCTATGTCACCTGCTTCTTACCAATGGCATACAAACGAAATAGAGATTATATCACTAAAGGATATAACCGAAGTAGATGACTTCAAACAACCAGCTAACCCAAAAGATAAAATACATGTAAAGCCATTCTATCAAAAAGGTAGATGGTAACTGATATACCTCTCGCTTTGCTCTGTTTCTGGTATTTATTAAAGGAGAAAACTAATGCTAACCAATAAGAAGAAGTTCGACAGTGTACTTGTGTGGGGTATTATCATAATGCTATGTGTATCTACCTATGTGATGCATGAATTCCTAATTTTATTTAAAGAAGAACAACGTATACAACAACTAGAAGGTCAATGTATTGGTAAGTTAATATCTAAAGGTATTGAACGTAAATATATTGCTACTGGTGCAGGTACTTGTTGGTCTATTGAACCTATCAATTAATAACCTCGTAAGGATTCCCCAATGAACTTAGAACAACTAGCTAAAGACCATGAACTAGAATTACTTAGACATGGTGAAGAGCAATTAACAACTGATGCAATGCAGTATTTAGATAACATTGACCTATTAGATGCTCCTTTATCAGATGAGGAACATAATGAGATATATGAATGGTTAGAAAAGGATAACCTAGGGGAAACTATCTACAGACTCATAGCAAGAGTAGTACTTGATGGTCAAGCTACTGCTCAAGCTCTAGTAGGTATGATGTATAACAAACTACGTAGTTACGAACATAAGCAACATATCATTGATATTATGCTTAATGCTGTATCTAGTAGTAAGTTTATTGAAGTAAACAGATTAGGTATGTACTTAATGTTTACGTGTAAGAATAAACTACCTAAAGAGATAGCTGATAAACGTAAACAGTTAAGCTATGTATTACCTAGTATTGATATCCCTCTAAAGATAACCAACAACTCTATGATTGGTTATAGAACTATTAACCAAAGTATTATCTGTGGTGGTGTACTTAAACATCATGATAAGCCTCTAAATCTTAATCACATCAACCGAGTAAACCGTACTCCTTATCGAGTAGACAATCGTATTCAATTCCTAGTAACACCTAAGTTTGACTCTGAACCAAAGATGAAAGATGACGGTAATATGGAGTCAGAATTAGATGTGTCTAAACGATTTGAAACATGGTCACAGTTAATGGATGAGCTACCTAGTAAAGCCAAGTTAATGGCTCAGAATGGTAACCGTTTCTACATACACCATCGATTTGATAATGGTGGTAGATGTTACGCTAAGGCTCATCACTTTAACTACCAGTCTATCGCCTATATAAAAGCAATGATTCAATCTTACAATAAAGAACTAGTAGAACCGGAGTTTTAATCATGATTAGACATGGACAAGAACCATTCCTTGAGTGCTCAACCAAAGGTGATAAACGATTTAGTGCATTCTGTGCTCGTATAAAGGGTGCTAAGGGTAAGTCGATAGAAGATCTATACCAAGCAAGTAAGGTCTTTAAAGATGGTAGTACCGGGCTTACTTGGCGTGAGGCTAAAGGTAAGCAAGCTGTCAACATGGATGAGTGTACCGAGTACTATAAGGCTCTATGGACTTACTACACCCTAGCTGAAAACTACCCTCTACTTATCGTCTTAAAACAAGCTGCCGGCTTATCAGATATCTTCGGACAAGAAGGTAGATGTTGCCAAGCTACCGTACTTTGGGATATCCGAAACAAGGCTATCCAAGGGAAGGATATGAAGGTGTTATTAGATAACGCCAAAGAAGTAATATACAAAGTTAACCGTAAATAAATCTGATTCCCCAATCAAAGGAAAACAACTTATGAAACACCTATTTACTGCTGCACAATGGTCACTTATCGATTTAGCATCTATGTTCGGTCTAGACAAGAAACCATTTGAAGAACGCCTATCTTGGGGTAGAGAACAGTTACCTACTATCCGTAAATGTAAGGGAATGCTTGACCTAAGCAAACACTTTCAAGACAAGATTGATAGTGCTGATGAACCTGAGATATTCACTGCATCTCTATTGAATGTATGGGATATCGTTAATGGTAATCCATCTGGTCATTACATTGAGCTAGATGCAGCAGCTTCGGGTAAATAGTGTGCCCCTTTAACCAGTAATGGTTATCGAACATTCCGTTAATTGCTGGGAACTCTGACCACGTAAAGGTGAAGACAATCAGCAGCCAAGCTTAGGGAGGAATCCCTTTGAAGGTTCAACGACTAGGATAGACCTTCCAGAACGGAGGATGAAATCCATACAGCCAAACGGTAGCCTAGTGCTTTAAATGGAAATGCGGAACACCCTACAACTGAGGGTGAAGATATAGTCTGAACTATGTAGAAATGCATAGCTGTTTAACATATACTTGAGGTTCAGAAGCAACATACCTCAAGGACATTTATGAACCATTATACTTACTTATTAACCTTTAATGATGGAATGCTTTACGTAGGCGTACACTCTACTCACCTTGACCCTGAACTGGATGTAACATACAGAGGGTCAGGTACTGAGTTACCTGTAATCAGGGATGAGAGTATATGTACCAAGACAATTCTTGCCCTACACGATAGCAGAGAAGATGCTGTTAATGCGGAGATTCAATACATCCTAGAACATGGTTGTGTAGAGTCAGAACATTACTATAATCAAAGACTTAAAACCTTTGATAAGTATGGACAGAAAGCAGAGACCCATCCTAACATCCGTAGTATGCAATCTAAGCTGAAAGGTAGAACCGAAGATACTCATGGGTATCTCAGAGGTACTGCTCAAAAGCTAAGTAACTACTGTGGTGAGAATAGAACACCTGCACAGAAAGCAGCAGATGTTAGATTATCCGAAACCACTAAAGGTATACCTAATAGTAAAAAAGGACATAAGGGGATAAGCAATCAAGCTTTTACTCCTTGGTACTTTATTGACGACCTAGGTAATAAAACAGAAGTCTACGACATAACCAAGAAAGATTACGCATCTACTCTCGGTTTAACCCCTAGACAAATGGAACATAGATTTCATTACACGAATATTGATAAACCCAAGAAGAGTGGAATACTCAAGGGATGGATATTTGGTAATTTATAATTAAACGGGACAGGTGTAGTGAACCTGTCTGAACATACTGCCACAATTACTATCGGTAGCTACACGCTGTATCCAAGGTATGCTTATCACAGGTGCTATCAGTGATACTGTACCTGACCTGTACACATCTATCTTTGGCTACATGAGAAAAGAGGTACCTAACCTAGCTGTAATCAAACGTAAGAATGTTAAGAAAGCAACTGTTCCTTACGTATACGGTTCAGGTAAAGCACCTAAAACAGTATTTGGTGACTTCCATGACCTATTCACTAAGTCTTACTACAAAGCTGTACCAAGAGCTGAAGTAGTTAAGAACCTGTTAGTAAATGCATGGGATTCAGAAGCTGAATACTATGAATGGGAACTACCTGATGGTCATACCGCACACATCAAAGTAGTACGTAGCAACTCTGAAGTGTACTACTACAATGGTAAACGCTTCACTTATGTGTACGAAGAAGTAGGTGCTAAACAGAAAGGTGATGAAGGTACTAAAGCTTTAGCTGCTCGTGTAACACATTCACTAGATGCATTTGTACTACGTGAGGTCGATGCTCGTTGTGACTACAATGAAACTCAACTACGTATGGCTAAGGAAGCTATTGAGACATGCCTTAATGGTGAAACTCAAATTGGTACTATGACTGAAGTTAAACGTCTAGAAGCTATCTCTAAGAAGTTCAAGATGGTATCTATTCGTGGTGCTGAGGAAATTAAACGAGGTTACCTAGCTGACATCGACCATATGTATCTACGTGAACTACTGGCTATCGTTGATTCTATATTGGAAGAGGACAAACCACATCAACTGAAACTAATTCATGATGGATTTGGTTCATTACCTAACCATGTGAACTCTACTAAGACTCACTACAACAACATATTGGCTGAAGTCTACATCGGTGAGTGGTTACCTAAAGTAGTGCAACAACTAACTGGTATCAACATGCTTAAAGATATGGATAAGCCTAGTGCTGATATCATTCGTAAGCTAAGAAATAACCATTATGCAATATCGTAAATAACTATAAAATCCCCTCAAATACGAGGGGACTTATTTTTTCATATGAACCGATATACTAACTTTCCAAATTGACCAAAACCCTACTATATATAGACGATAGTCTATACCCTCTTTTTTCGGTCTTTTTATCAATCAGATGGATACTAACTATGAGCTTAGAAAAAGTAATAAAGAAGCATATCGAAATGCAAGTAGCATTAGATAAGGCAATGACTTGGAAACCTAAAGGGTTTACCAAGGCTACCCGTATACTCATCCTATTCCTAACCTACGTACTTACATTCATCTGGTTTGGTATAGACATGGATGACTCTTTTGGTTATGTACTACTGGATATTATTATCTGGGTAGTAGCATATAAAATCTTAGGTACTATTCTACTCTGTATACATCTGGCACTACTGAGTAACGTACCTAGAGTGCCTATTGACCTTATGGAAGAACTAGGTGTTCCAACTAAGATAATAGGTAAATGTATTCGTAACTGGTATTGGAAGCACTCATGAAAACATCTAAAGAATTGTTAGAACTACTCAGAACCAACTGGCAACGTTCATATACTCTGAAAGAGTTAAGTGAGCTAGGATATGGTAAACTGGCTACTCTTAATTCACGTCTGGATAAGATGCGTAATGTCTATCGTGTCTCAAGAGGTGTGTATCAGTTCACCCCTTGGGAGAGAGATGATGCTAAACCTCTTCGCCCTGCGGTTAAGAAATTACTGCAAGAAAATCCTAATATCTTACTTAGTGAAATAGTCAGTAAAACTGGCTCTACTCCTGAAAGTGTACGAAGTGCTATCCAAGGATTACGGGATGAAGGCTTATGTATCATTCGAGAATCAAGCTATCGATTAGTAGAATAACCAAGAAGGTATATAGGTATCAGGATGTATATTCTGATGAGATATCAGCTATTATAGCTTGGTTACTTATTAGCCTGATTACCTTCTTTTTCTGGTTTTCTTGACAATCAATGTAATAAACTCCCCCCATTACTTAAGAATTACTCTTGATTGTAACCACTTAATACATTAACTTAATACAAGTACTTTGATTGGGGAATCGAGGTAAGGGTATGAAAATATCCTTGAACCTCTCTTATGAGGGGTTCTAAATTTCCGGTGGGTTAGCTCAGTAGGTAGAGCTGACTGGCATAGCAAACACTGCTCTACCATGTTATAGTGAACTCCCCCATTTAAGGAGATTACTATATGAACCCTACAGTAGAGCGTGAGTGTAAGATTCACGGGTTAACAGATTTTCGAGTGTCAAAAGACCGTCCTAAAGGGCGATGTAAGAAGTGCTCGGTTGATGCGGTATCTAAACGTCGTAAGATGTTAAAGACCAAAGCAGTAAAACATATGGGTGGTAAATGTGCTCATTGTGAAGGGGTTTTCCCTAATTGCGTTTACGAGTTTCACCATACTGAGCCAGAACATAAAGACTTTGGTTTAGGGGCAAAAGGGGTAACTTGGGGTTGGGCTAAGATTGAAGCCGAGCTTGAAAAGTGCATTATGTTATGTTCTAACTGTCACCGTATTGAACATTTCGCTAAGGGGTGGGAAGCATAAATGGTATATGCGACTGGCCGTTAACCACTAGGTCATAGGTTCGAATCCTATACTCACCGCCAAATTCATGATAGCTATCAGAATCTCCCAGACGTAGACCGTGTTTGGATAACATGAGTAGTCAACGGTCTCAATTTCTGTTCCTATAGCTCAGTTGGTAGAGCGTTCGACTCATAATCGATTGGTCACAGGTTCAACCCCTGTTAGGAGCACCACATAACCAAACAAGGAAAGGTATGAATAAACTCACATACTTACTATACAGAATGCTCTTATTCATTCGTATAGTACTGTATTTGGAAGTTAAAGAACTTCCTACTAAGAGCCTTTCCTCTATAGATAGACGTATGCTAGTTGCTTCACCAAAGCAACATTACCTTTTAACTAAGGCAAGCACAGAACTTGGATTCTGATGTCATTCAAATAGAGGATAAGCAAACCAAGAACCCACCCTAGAGGTGGGTTTTTCATTTCTGAAAGAAAGGTAATCCAATGACTACTGAAACTAAGGGTGCTTCTATTGTAGGGAACACTTACACTATACCTGCCGAAGATGACCTACAGCCTCTATGGTTGTTCATATACGGTGAGTCTCACTGTTGGGGGTATGGTGACACTATCAAGGTACTAGCCGAGGTTATTGATAGTGAGGGTATTACTAAATATGTCACCTTAAACACCCAAATAGATGTCCTTAATACAGCTAATCTACCTATAGAGTTCTTTAATGAATTAGATAGCTTAACTCGTAGTAAGCAATATAAGTGTATTGATGACTTACAGAAGGCTATTACTGATTGCCGTAAAGCAGGTGTTTCTGTGTACTTTGACACGTTTGACATACAAGGAATCAAAAGTATAAAAAGAGATGATAAACCCATTGCACTTCTATCATCGGAGTAGTGGCTATGACATCTAAACAAGCAACAACCAAAATAAGAATCAGTCTGGTTCTTACTGTACCCTCAAACCTTGTGGGTAAATTCCACTTAGATTTAATCAAACGTATGAATAAATACCTAGCTAAAAATGCTGTGGTAGTTCATGCAGTTGATTCTGAAATCGAATAACCAGTTCCCCAATAAAGTGAGAAAAATTATGAACTTTGAAAACTTCCGTAATGCTGTTTCTGCTCAAATCCTACGTATGGAAACAGAAGGTAACCTACTCCTTGTAACTGACATTAACAAAGATGCTCTGTATACAACCTACCTTGCATCTTTCCCTGAAGGTACTAACCCTCTTTACCGTGAACGTACTGAGCACGACTGTAACTGTTGTAAGGGCTTCATTCGTAAAGTAGGTAACGTAGTAGCTCTTATTGACGGTAACTTAGAATCTATTTGGGATATCAATCCCACTGATGTAGATGAAGGTTATGCGGTAGTAGCTCGTGCTCTAGCTGATGCTGTTAAAGCACATGCAGTAACCAATGTACTACGTCTAGAAGACCACAACGTAGGTACTCTATCTAATTTTGATTTAGATACTCAAGAACAGTACGAACATTTCCATCACGTCATGCCTAAGAAGTACGTTGTGGTAGGTACTGGACACCCACTTAACTTAGTTAACAACCACTTTACTGCCCTTAAGAACTCACTTGCTATCGATTCAGGAGCTATTGAATTAGTACTGGAATTGGCTTCAACAGGCTCTCTATACCGCGGTGAAGAGAAAATTGGGATGCTATCTAAATGGCTACAGTTTATCAAAGAACGTGAAGCAGTCGCGACTGACGTTGATGATGCTTGGCTAATTGAAAAAGCGTTTGAACAGGGTGAGTACGCTAACTTCCGTGGTAGTGCTATTGGTTCTCTAGTAGATTCCATCAGTAAAGGAGAAGATATCAATACAGCCGTAGTTAAATACGAAAAGATGGTAGCACCTGAAAACTACAAACGTTCTTCAGCTCCTGTTACTCAGAAGATGATTGATAATGCAATGAATACTGTTACCGAACTCGGTATTGAAAGTGCTCTTACCCGTCGATTTGCTACGGCAGATGACCTGACAATCAACAACGTATTGTTTGCAGACAGTGCTGTTAAACCATCTATGGGTGTGTTTGACGCTATCAAACCTACAGCAAGTAGTGTAGTACCTAACCTAGATAAGCTAGAAGAAGTCTCTATTGAGACATTCCTATCTCAGATTCTACCTAAAGCAGATAAGCTTGAAGTCATGGTTAGTAATAACCAATTGAATAAGTTTGTCAGTCTGGTAGCACCTGTAGACAGTGAAGCACCTAACATCCTTGGTTGGGGTAATAACTTCAGTTGGTCTTACAACGGTGATGTAACTGATTCACTAATGCGTGACCGTGTTAAAGCAGCCGGTGGTAAAGTTGATGGTGACCTACGATTCTCTATCCAATGGAATGAAGACTTCAACGATAACAGCGTTGATTTAGATGCTCACTGTAATACACCGGATAGTCATATCTACTTCAGCAGTCCACGCGATAACCATGGCGGTCGTCTTGATGTAGATATCCAACGTCCTTCAGGGCGAGTGGCTGTAGAGAACATCACATGGGCTGACCATAAAAAACTACCTCATGGTAACTATCAATTCTATGTGAATAACTATTCAGGTAGCTGTACTGACGGGTTCACAGCAGAGATTGAGTTTATGGGTGATATCCATACTTACTCTTACGCTAAACCAATTAAGCAGAACGCTAACGTTAAAGTAGCAGATGTAACTATCATTGATGGTAAAGCAACATTCAAACATCATATTGATTCATCATCTTCTTCTCTTGATGTTTGGGGTGTAGCTACAAGTACCTTTGTACCAGTAGAAACAGTTCTCAATTCACCTAACCATTGGGATGGTGAAGAAACAGGTCTTAAGCATGTATTCTTTATGTTGAAAGGATGTGTAAATCCTGACCCTGTACGTGGGCTATACAACGAGTTCTTATCTAACGACCTACACAAGCATCGTAAAGTGTTTGAGTTGCTTGGTGGTAAGTTACGTGCTCCTCACTCAGAACAACAACTAAGTGGTGTTGGTTTCTCTTCAGGTAAAGCGGATTCGCTTATCTGTAAAGTTACTGGTGCTTACTCTCGTACAATCAAAATCAATTTCTAAGAGGCTAATATGTCTACTATTATCGAACAAGCAGTACGTCAAAAACTTCGTTTTAATTCAACCAAAGGTGTGCTGTCAGTTGAGCAACTATTTGACTTACCCTTCACATCTAAATCTGGTTGTGACCTACAAACAGTAGCAACCGATTGTGATAACGCGGTTAAGTCTTTAGGAGAAACTGACTTTGTTGGGATTGCATCAAAACCTAATGCAACTGCTCAGTTACGTCTTGATGTAGTTAAACACGTCATTGCTGTACTTAAAGAAGAACGTAATAAAACGTCTTCAGCTAACGCTAAGAAAGTACAGAAAGAAAAACTACTTCATCTTCTTGCACAAAAAGAAAATGAAGAGTTATCTAACAAATCACCTGAAGAACTTCAGGCAATGATTGACGCTCTGTAATTAAACTTAACCCCTATTCAGAAAAGGTAACACTAATCTGAGTATCCCTGTGATTGAGTAAGTGACTCTCTCTAAAGCTTCTGATAATTCTATTGGCAGATGGCGTAGGGGTTTTCCTGTTAAGGATTAACCAATGGATGAACGTGTAATCAGTGTGCATGTAGGTAGTAAACTTGCTATGCATATCGCAGCTATTTTGGAGAAGTTCGACACAAATGCTGAACTAGAATACGAGAACGTTAAGTATCGTATTGTCAGACTCCAACCAAGTATTAGACAAGAGCATGTCGATGTTCGTCTAAAACGTATCTAAATCATTCCCCACACAATCAAGGAACTGAAATGAATATTCAATCGGTTATTTTCACTTATCTAAATGTACGTAAAGAAGCTTCTGGCTACGACATAGCTAAGTACATGAGTACTACTACTGGTAACTCACATCAACAAATCTACCGTACTCTAGGAGTACTAGAGAGCCAAGGTTACCTAGTACACACTGTGTACCCCCAAGAAGGTAAACCTGACCGTAAGGTGTATACCATTGCTGACCAAGCCAAGGTAGCTAACTGGTTAACGGGTAATACTGGATACCTTACTGACTTTAGTAAGACACCTACATCCTACACACTCGCTTGCTTAGACCTTAAATCTAAACATCCTGTATTCCATAGTGAGTACATCAAAGCCATGAAGAAAGCTGAAGCTGACTTCTTAGCTAGTCATATTGGGAGTTAATTATGAAACACCCGTATGTAGAACTGTTTACCCATAAACTTAATGATATGGGTTTGGTGTTATTTGAAAAACACCGCGACTGGGAGAACTGGGAAGTAGCACGTGATTCAACTAGGCATTTCATGGTTAGTGATAATTTCCAGTACTTCCTTTGTTTACATGTACATACTTCCCCCGTACTACATTCCCTTAATGGGGGAAATGTATGTATAAATGATGGCAATACCCCTGTATACACGACAGCGCCATGGAATACGGATGCGTGGTATATGGATGCTTCTGTACATTCTCAAATCGAACCAACCAAAGAAAAACGTTGGCTTGTCTACAACTCCAAAGGTGTTCTACAGGGTGAGTACAAAAACCTACCTGAAAATCTTGATGGTGCTCAGTGTGTAGAAGTAGAAATTACAGTAACTGAGTAGGTAATTATGAAAACCAATTCACAGAAAGTACTTGAGGCTTTACACAAGTACAAAGACATCGCTTTGTCTAGAAAAACCCTTTCTCTTCATTCTGGTGTCCCTGTGGAGAGGATTTCAGATTGTATTTATAGACTCATCACCATTCAGGAAGTTAAGGATGTATACGCTGTAGACAGAGGATACTGGATTTACAGTCCAGATGAGGTGTTACCTCGCTATGAATCTCCTGTTACTCGTTTACATACTTTCATCACTGAAGCCGGTGAAGAGGGTGTTACTGTCGATGAGATAGCTGACGCTTTTGAGATAGACGTTACCAAAGTACCTTCTCTTGTTGGTCGTATGGTTACTGCTCTGGGCCAAAAACCAACCAGAATCGTTCGATACACTTTTAACCAACCGGATAAGGATTAACTATGGAAACTACTGATATTCTTGTTGGGCTGTTTAGTACAGCCTTTTTTATATTTATCATTATGCCTTGTGCTATAGGTAATATTTTTAGTCATGCTAGTTACCGCGATGCTTTAGTAATCGGTTGTTGGCTTGTTGTGGTAGTCCTAATAGCTTTGGCTGTAGTATTCGGGGTTATCTTTAGCGTCTACTACACAACAGGGTGGTATGTAGATAATCCTAAACTTGTTTCTATGGTTGAGTGGTTAAACTCACTTAGCTCCTCACCTCCGCCTTCTGCTCTATAACCGATTGGAGTCCTTTATGAAATTTCTATTGGAGGATTCCTATCCTCGTGTTTGGTGTCAGTTTAATGGCGAACCAAGTAAGAAGACACATACAGCTACCACCTTACAGCAGTATGTTAAACCCCGTTACTGGAAAGGAACTAGCGATAGTTCTTTCTATAAAGGCCGTCAAGCCAGAGTAACGGAGATTCAACCAAAACTACTCTCAGCTCTAAGAAGTCGTCCTATGACGATGTCAGAGCTTGTACGTACCCTAGAGAAGTCACCTAGTGGTGTTGCCTCGGGTATCAAAGCATTAAGAGAGAAAGGCTACATCATAGATTGTAGAGCCTCCACTTATCACTTAATAGAATAGGAATACCTATGGCTGAAGTAATCACTCAAGAGGAACTGACTCTTCACTTTAAGAACAACCAATCTGCTATGGCTAGTTGGGCAACGGTTGACCGTAATACGTTCAAGAATCAACTTAAACGTGGTGTAGTGGTAGTCGATGGTATCCTGTACAAAAAGGTCACTGAAGTAGGTGAACTACCTGAATACACAGGTGGCGACTTCATCAGTGCAACCTTATACAAAGACCTTGTTTTGTCGGTCTACGCTCAGACTGGTTCAGTTGGTAAAACTGCTAGTCTCGTTATGGATGGTACTCCTAAGACCAACCGAAAAGAATACAACTATTGGGTCAACCACCTAACCAAGTGGATTAATGAAGACCCTTCTATCAAAGTAGAAATCAAGGATTAACCAATGAAATACTCTTTAGAATTTATAGGTATGTTTGAACAACCTGTGTGTCGTGAGCAGTTCCTGCAACATATACCTGAGCTGATTAACATCAAGCTTACCGGTAAAACGGACTTTGTTTTAGCTGACCTTAAAAAAGAACTCATTGAGCAGCTTATTTCTCCTGAACAACAGGAAGCGGTTGAATCCTTCATTGGTTACCAATTAGAAGAAGACAACACCTTAGACACTAGTGTCCTAACACACGATTCAGAAGATGAAGTAACATGGGTTGCTTTCTCTTTGCATAAGAATAACTAAGCCTGATAGGTACGGTTAATAGTTCGCTAGGGAACTATGATAGTCAGAGACTCCTATCAGGTGGGTATCCAGTCTCCGTCTAACCTAGACTATTTATTTTAACCCTAACCCTTTAACCCTTAATTTAAATTAATGAATTTATGGTTTACTGCACTAGATATGCTTGGGTTGGGGTTACTCATTGAATCAATCCATATAAATAAGCTCGGGCATTTACTTTCTTAATTGGCCTAAGTATCTCGGACTACTGCGAGTGAGCCTAATACCATAGTCCCTGTGGTTTGATTCAACCAAACCCTAAGCTCGCTGCTAAGGTAACTCAATGGTTCTATGAGTATAAACGAACTGGTTGAACTATATAGAATGAGACTATCAATCTCTCCTTAACGCCTTAAGGTTTTATGGTTCAACAACAGACCCTGACCTGAGCATGTGACTAACTGCTCACCCTTATTTTTGTGTATTGGTATTCATTCATTAAGTATCGTATGACTACGCATAAGACAGTACACAAAACTAAGGGGATTCCTGTATTCACTGTGCAGTCAACAAAACTATCTTGGTCGATGTTAATGTTTGTATTGGGGGGAATCCCCTTAACCTATAGGGGTAATAACATGAACATATTAAAGTTAACTCTAATCTTACTCACCTCTTCATTAGTTGGTTGTGTCAACGGTGTACCACTTCCTAGTGGTTTTTCATCCAACACAAAAAACACTGAACTTATTGTGGTAGGAGTACCGCTACTTTTAAGTATGTCTGCAAGTGCTGCTCGTCTTGACGATGAGTGGATGGTTACTGCTGCCCACAACAAGTTTATTCTTGAGAGTACCGGTAAAGAGGTCTTCTATCATCCTACGTGTGATATTGCTTTGTACCGTAGTGAAGGTACTAATACAGTACCTGTAGGTGTATTCCACATCGGAGATGAACTTTCTCATGTTGGTTATTACTTAGGCGTAATGCAGTCTGAAAATAAAGGTACTTTTGTATCCACAATCAAATCTCTAGAGAACCCTAACTGTGATGCTGATGTGATAACTACAGCTACTGCCGGACAAGGTATGTCTGGTGGTGGGGTATACAACACAGCTAATGAATTAGTTGGTACTACCGTAGCATTCTATTACGAAACCATGGCTATCACTGGTAAGGAAGCTCAAGTGAGTAAGGTAGTAAATCCTACTTCATTTGTAGCTCTCTATAATGTCCGTGATTGGCTAACAGAAATCACAGGTAAAACTTACTTTTAACCGAAGGTATACATATGCGTCCCAGCCAAGAAGAACGTCAAAAAGCAGTCTACGAACGAACCATGAGAGATGCTCGTAAACAGATGGAGTTTGTTATGTGGCAATACCGTCATGGCCGTGAGGGTGCTTATATTGATGATATTGGTATGGATGAAGCTACCCGCATCCTACCTATCGTTAGAAAAGCTCTAAAAACACTAGGTTACAAACATAAAATCAAGGTAAGCGGTGCTTGTATTTTAATCGACTTTTTGGAGTAACTATGCAATTACCAATCAATTATAATAATGCTCATTGGACTGTAAGAAAACAGGCTAGAGAGCAATATGTAAATGAACAGGATGGTAAGTGTTGTCATTGCGGTGAACCTTTAAACGGTAAACCAAACAAGGAAGTACAAGAGGCTTATATAAACCTCATGTTATTCCCTGCTTCAATGTTCAAATACCCTATCCACTTGCATCACTGCCATAACACTCATATGACTATAGGTGCTGTACATGCTCGATGTAATGCATGGCTATGGCAATACAAAGGCGAATAACCATGAAATTAGTAAATGAACTTCTTCACTACCCTGACTTCATTCCAGAGAAGCAGGTATTTATGTTTACGGGTAACCGAGTAATTGGTCAACATGGACTGATTATGGGTGGTGGTAATGCACTTGCATGTCGTGAAGCATACCCACAACTACCTAGACGTATTGCTAAGATGAAGGGTGTTAAAGATGCCTCTAATCTATTCCTTGACCAGAATGATGGTCTTGTTGGTTGTATGTTTACAAAAGACCATTACAAAGACCCTAGCAAGCTGGACAGTGTTATTGAGGCAATCAATGACCTCAAAGAAATAGCAGAGGATAAAGGGAAAGCTTTCACTTTCCATTTACCTTACCCTGCTATTGGTCTTGGTGGAATCTACCGTGAACAGCTAGAACCAACTATGGAAACACTACCGGACAATGTTATTGTCTATGTAGTTTAGTTAGATACTTTGAATAGAGTAAGGTTAGCATTACCTAGAATGACATTACCTGTCTTACTAGCTGCTAACCAGACTGAGAGCTTATCACCTGCTTTCAGTCTTACTCTACCTCCACCTGCAACGTTACCTATGTCATCCCCATTAGGGACTTCTGCACTAGTAGGACGCTGACTCAAAGCAATTCCAGTTTCATCTTCAACCCCAAGAACAAAACCTACTGTCGTAGCATTCACAGTATGTCTAAATCCACCCCATCCCACTGCAACAATATATAACCCATCTGTCTCAGCAATCAGCTCATTAGTACCAGAAGTGAACCCTTCACTACCTGACTCTAACTCCCATCCAGTTGACTTGTAATAACCACCCCCTGAAGTAACACCAATACCTAATTTAGCTACCGGAGGATTCAGCGTAGTCGTACCTGAAGGATGAGCTACTACAGCCATAGTGTTAGTAGTTGTATCATTGCTATCCTTCTGAGTAATAACAAGAGAAGCTTGTTTAGGCTCAAACAAACTACCTAAGCCTGATGTAATATCCTCAACTGATGCACCTGAATCCTTACTATACGTAAGTAGAGCCTCTGCTATCTTTTCTACATCCTCCTGTCGAACACCTTTCACCCTATATAGTTTATCTACCAATCGTTTAATACTTCCCAACTTAGGCTCATTGAATAAGCCAAACCAATTAATACGCATATAGTCACCTTTTCTTTTTGGTTCATATTAGAGGAGTATCCTCTTAGTCAGTATACTCCTGAATACCTCAATAGAATAAGGGATATAAAATGTCTGAAATTAATACATATGACCAGTTACTTGAGCATGTGTTTCGTAATGCAGCACCAGTACATAACCAAACTAATGATGTTCTAACTCATGTAGTTCCTAATGTAGTGGCTGTATTAAAACCCCATATCTTCCCAATATGTACTACCCGTAAATCTTACTGGAAATCAGCTATACGTGAATTTGTCTGCTACCTACGTGGTTATGACAATCTAAAGCAATTTAAAGCAATGGGCGTCAATACTTGGGATGCTAATGGCACAAATGAGCATTGGTTGAACAATGAACATTACTCAGGTGATGGTGACTTAGGTCGAATTTATGGAGTACAACTCCGTAATTGGAACTCATCAAAGGGTCATATTGACCAGTTAACCAAGACTATCAATAACCTTAAACAGGGTATTGATGACCGTGGTGAAATCCTAACCATGTGGAATGTTGGTGAATTACATGAGGGTTGTTTACGTCCTTGTATGTACTCACACACATTTTCTCTTGTGAATGGTGTCTTACATCTAGCGAGTGTTCAACGTAGTGCTGACATCCCACTAGGAAGTAACTATAACCTAGTACAAGCTTGGTTCTTCTTATGGTGGATGAGTCAAATCACAGGTCACCGTATCGGTGATGTAACCTTGTTGATGAATAACGCTCATATCTATGACAACCAAATGAAAAAGGTTGCTCAACAGGTTATTCGTAAACCTCATACAGCTCCTTGGTTTTTGTTTGACCATGAACAGAATTGGGAAGATTTAGTGTTGAATACTGATGAAGACCCTACATTACATTTAGCTCTAGACGGGTACGAATCACACCCACCTATCGATTATCTATTCACAACTACTAAAGGCGTGTAAATAGAGAGGTCTTATGTCAGTTCATTACGTACATAAATTCAAGTACAGCCATGATAGACGTAGACAGTATTTCAACAAACTTATTAAACAAGACCGAGCATCTATCATAGAACATGGTAGATGCTTTTTTGTTGTGGATACAGGTTCTACTAACTATCGAATATCCCGTAAAGGGAGAGTAATAAGAATACCGGAGAGAACATGCCATACAGACACATTAATCATGAAGGAGTAGAACTTACCATTATCTACGATGTGATTCCTAGTGAATCGCGTAACCAAGGGCATCCAGATAGTCGTCTACCTGATGTACCTACTGAACTTAGTATTGATGAAGTAATGGTTACCAACTATGACCCTGATTGGGTATCTAAACTCATATTAGAGGACATTGAAAATGAACGGGACTCAGAATGATAGACGTAACCAAATACTTAGTCGTATAGGCTCACGTTGTCTTGAGGTGGATAATGGATTCACTATCAAGGGTGTAGCCTCTCCTTGTCACATTTGGCAGGGGGGTAACTCCGGTAAAGGTAATGGTGCAGGTAGAGGATACGGACGTATCTCACTTGATGGGAGAACATGCTCTACACACCTTATCGTATTCACTCATTACTATGGCTATATCCCTGCTAACAAACAGGTTGACCATTTATGCAACAACCGTCTTTGCTGTAACCCTGCTCACCTAGAATTAGTAACCCCTAAAGAAAACCAACGTAGACGCGTTAGACGCTCTAAATAAGGAGTCCCTATGGGATATCGAGTTAAGTTAGGGTCACTCCCTAAGTCAGTCTCGACTGACGCACTCCGTGATATGACACCTGAAGAAGCTGAACGTTTCTATGATGATAGGCTAGATGCCTGTTATCGACCGGAAGAGTTAGTACATCTTTATGAGATAGGTAAGAGTGTGTCATACGTAGACGATACATTTGAAGCCTTTCACAAGAACTTTGATTGCTACGAATGCTATGAAACTGAAATGTACATTCTAACCAAAGAAGCTCTCATCTCCATCATCCAACAACAGGAGAAAGATGTAGCCGAATACTACAAACAGTTGTTAAAAGATAAAGACCCTGATGCTATTCATTCTTACCTCTTTGGTAAAAGTAATGTCTGGAACAACAGATTCTTCAGCAGTATCCAATATGAGGAAGGAAAAGATGGTGAAATGACCCGCTCATGGTACACCGACTACGCAATCTTCAATTTAGTCCACATCCTAAAAACATTCGATTTTGAACACAACTACTTAATCTACAGTGGTTGGTAATTAACCTAATAACCGAGGATTCCCCATGGAAGTAACAAATGTAAAAGACCATGTAACTAATGCAACTGTTGGTTATGAAAAAGTAGAAGAGATGGGTATTGATAATAGCCCTGAGTTCTTCCACATCTTGTCGTCATCACTATATAAGCATCAAACCCTTGCAATGGTACGTGAAGTACTATCTAACGCGGTAGATGCTCATACAGATGCTCAGGTAACAGAACCCGTAGAAGTAACAGTAAACGATGATTACTTTATTGTTAAGGATAAGGGTACAGGTATTCCACCAAACCTTATTAAACCTATCTACGGTACATATGGTAGTGGTACGAAGCGTAACGATGATAACGCTATTGGTGGTTTTGGGTTAGGCTGTAAATCACCTTTTGCCTACACAGATAACTTTGAAGTTACTTCCTGTTATGCCGGTGTGAAAACTGTATACCGTATGTCGAAGGGTTCTAAAATTGCTAATGGTAAGCCCTCAATCATTACTATTCTATCTGTACCCTGTGGAGAAGAAACGGGGATTACTGTAACCATCCCTATCCACACTAAAGATATTCAATCTATTAAACGTATAGTCTCTTCTCTTGCTTACCTAGGTGAGTTAACTGTAGAACTAAACGACAATCAAGTAGGTAACATGGGTATGGAACTTGAAACTGGTTCTTACCTATTTAGTAACGATAACCATCTACCTAATGCTTTGCACTATATTAGTAATTTGGGTAACCATGATATGTTTGTACGTTACGCAAATATTCTGTATCCATTACCTGCAATAAGTACTGATGTTCCTGATGACTGTGCAACGGTATTAAATAAGTTAAGTAACTTCAAAAAGATGTTAAACCAACGTGTATACGGTACTTATTTTCTAGTTGTCCAAGCAGCCCCTAATACCTTATCAGTACAACCAAGTCGTGAGTCATTATCTGAGACTGGGTTTACATATGAGTCTCTAACTAAGCTCCTTACTACTGTGGTTGATGACTTAGAAGGCAAGCTTGTAAAACTGGTTCATGAGCATACAGAACTTATGATATCGAAAGTGTCAGAGTCATTAGGGGATTCTACAAATAACTGTGTACCCTATAGAAAGGTATATGATTCTATACGGTATGTACTCGATGTTAGTACCCCATGTGAAGTTCACAATACACTTGCTCATTATGTGAATAAATCACCTGTGGTTGGTACACAAGCTAATAGTGTTTATGATTTACTTGAGAACCACTTTGTAAACGAGTATCAACTCAATAAAGACTTCCTAAATGTGTATGATAAAGAACTATATAAAGTTCAGTACACTGAATTTTATGACACGCAGATAATAGGAAAGGGTTACTACGGTTCTGAACAATTCTTCTATAAATGGTATAGAAAGTTATTCACCCCATTACTCAATAACAAACGCATCTATGTTTATTTGGAGTCTAGAGGGCAGTCTACGTACAAACAGGATGCTAATTACCTAGTTAGTCCTTTGACTGACATAGTAGTTAGACACCCTCAATACCTGATGGGATTCCGTGACCGTCCGGTTATTGTTACAACTAACCTACGTAAAACTACTGACCGTATTAGTGAATACAATAGTTATTACAAAAACGAACCTGATATCACAGGTGCTCTTGTTTACCATGTACCCATTGGTAAGAAGAACGTAGAACAAGCTATGTATGTGCTTCGTAACTCCGGTTATAAAGTGTATGACTTCACTAAAGCACTGCCTTGGGAGAAAACCTACACAACCAGTACAGGTGGCGGTGTATCTACTCCTCGAATTAACCGTAATGTTAAGGCAGATTCACTACCTGCTTTAAGCTCTATATTAGATAGTGACGGTTATATAAATACTCGACTGTCCTGTACAGACAATGCTAAACGTGTTGAGAAACCAATAGCTAATATACTAGTTCGTATCAATAAGAGTACTTCTACTAATCAGGTCGAAGCATTCAATAACATTGATTACCTCAAAGAGGTTATTGACATCTTTGGTGACCAAATAGGCATTGTAGGTACATCTGTACAGAAAGCTAAGTGGGATAAAGTAGGTAATACTAATGTTGATGAACTTATGGTTGACTACCTAGTTAGTGAGTTTAAGAAAATTAAAACTGACTATGTTAAGTACCAAGCAACTACTGAAGAGTCATTACTTACTGCCTTTGATGAGTTTAACTCAGCTAACTGGGTAGTAAAAAAGTTACATACTACATATACCTCTAGGCAGTTGCGTGATTTAGTTCCATTCAAAGTCTACGTGTCTACCCCTGAGATTAAACGATTCAATCGTTTATATGACGTAGTGTGTAACGAGCTTAATCGTAGATTACTATCTCAGAATGAGACACGTATTAAACTCAATTCGATTATCCCTGAGTCTGTTCCTTCGAAGTCTATGGTTAAGTTCCTTAAGCAAGTAGAGAAGTACCCTGCTCATCACTTATTTGACCTAGACCTTGATGAATTAGCATCACCTCTCATCCCAGAAGAGACACTGGTTGTTAAACACTTGATATCCCAAGTAAGGAAAGTAAAAGTATGAAAAACGTAAAGTTAATTGGTGCTGTAGTCGATACACACCGTATTACTTTGTATAAGGAAGATGGTACTTCCTTATCATTTAAACAAGGCACTGAACTAGTACCCCTTATTGTTGAAAAAGTAATACCTGAGATTCAACAGAATGGGTATTTTATTGGTGACCTGACACCCCCGTCTGAAGAGAACCAATACAAGAAGTATGAAGAGAAATCTAAGGTAGTTAAATTCTTTAGTATTGCTAAGAAGAAACTAGCTGAAATCTTCTCCTCTACTCCTACTGTGGCTGAACCAACAGAAGTAGGTACTACTGAGTTTACAGTTCAGAAGCCGGATTCAGGTTTAGATGAAGTAATGAAACATGCTGTATCTGCTTCAGATGACTCCTTTGACATAACTAAGCACGTGGCTAAAGAAGTGTCCATGACTGAGGATAATCATATTAACGACCAAGAAGACAAGGAAGATACTATCGTTGCCTTGGTTGATGGTAAGTTAATCCCTGATGCCCAACGTCTTAGTAACTACGTGAAAGCAAGCAACAACCTAGGCTCTCAAGAGGGTCTAGATAATATGCTTAAACGTCTGGCTACCGTTGTAGATGAACGTAGACACTCTGTGGAAGACCTCATGGTATTTCTTGAAAGAGCTGAACTACCTATCTCTAATGATGGTCGTATCATTGTCTACAAGGCTTTGAATACGAGAGATGGGGTATTCGTTGATGCACATACAGGTAGGGTAAAACAAGAGATAGGTTCTTTAGTAGAAACCCCTATTGCTAACGTTGACCCTGATAGACGTAGAGACTGTTCTAACGGACTACACCTTGCTAGACGTGGTTATCTAAGTAGCTTCAGATGTGATACCTGTGTGATATGTTACTTAGACCCTGTGGATGTTATTGCTGTACCCGAAGGTACAGGCAGTAAAATACGTGTAACTAAGTATCATATCTTGGAGGAATTAACTCCTGAAATGTATTCGGTCTTAAAATCAGATAAACCAATAACTACTGCTTCAGGGGGTACTGAGATTTTAGGAAAGGCTATTAATAATCTATACCCTGCTCCGAGTAAGCATACGCTTATTAAAGGTAGTAGAGGTACTGATATTGTCTATTCCGATTTAACCGATGCACCTGTTAACCCATTAGCCAGTAATACTTCTACAAGCAAAGCAGTTACTTTAGAAGATGTCTCTAGTGCATCCAATAAAGAATTAGTTACTGACCCTAAGAGTATCGAAGATACGGCTAAGAAACCTAAAGCTGTAACCAAGCCTAAGAAGAAAGTAGCTAAGAAATCACCCTCTAAGACTACCAAAGCTAAGAAAGCTCCTAAGAAACCTACCACGCGTGACCAGATTCACAGTGTGTTGAAAGGTAAAAAACCAACTGAACTGTCTCAGAAAGATATTGATTTAGTAGTAGCTATCAAGAAGAAAGCTAAAAAAGGTTGGAGTGTTCTTGGGGTATCTGAAGACTTCGTTAAAGTACTCACCAAAAAATAATGGAGAACCCTCTAGTAATAGGGGGTATTCTTATGACTCAAGAACTACGTAAATCACTGCTAATTGCTTTCAAAGCAATTCCGGCAGATTGGGAATCCTATTTCTCATTTGACATTAATACCAAGGAAGTTAACCTACGCTTTAATGAGGATTACTCCTCTTGGTTACCTATCACAAACCTAGCTTATTGTTCACCCTATGACCTCATTCTTGTGGTTATTGGTGCATTCAATATTGCTTATCAAGTTAAGGAAAAGTAAATGTCTCTGAACAAAATGATGGATGAGTTCAACACACAATACGGTGTTGAGGTTGTTCGTATCACCCCTGATAACGTGAGGAAAGCTGCTAACTTTGCTGCTGCTGAAGCACAAGAAGCGTATGAGGAAACTCAATTAAATACCTTCCTAACTGAACCTGCGGTAAAAGAGCTGCTTGATGTTATCTATGCTACTAGCCAACAGCTACGTGGTATGGGTGTTGACGTGGATATGGGTATGGACTTACTTCATATTAGTAACATGTCTAAACGTGTTCCTAAAGACGAACTTGGTAAAGAGATTACCATTGCACGAGAGCGTTACTTTGATGCAGAAGCTGTAGACATAGGTGATGGTTTCTACCGTCTATACTCACCTTCTGAAAACAAAGTAATTAAACCTACCTGCTATACAGCAGCAAAAGTAAGAGAGGCTTTACCAACTAATGAGCAAACAACGTTCGATTCTGTGTCTGAACTGTAGCAATGTTACAGCTAAGATTCCATTAGCTCAGATGGTCTATAAAACTACTGACTCTAATGGTAATCAACATATGGCTACATTAAACCAACGCCAACAAGTTAAAGATACTTTAGCTGAAGAGGGTATTGGTATCGGTGAATGGAAACGTATCACAGCCAAAGAAGTAATCCGTCAGGGTATCTGTAATTCGTGTAAGGATTCTTACTATGAAGATGCTATGAAGGTTATTGACGGTGGTATCTACTACCACTGTGCTGAATGTGATTCCAGAGGTGTTCTGGAGAAATCTAAGTACACTATGGCTATCCGTGAAAATGCAGGTGAGCAGTACTCAACTAAGAATGAACAAGGTCAGTACCAACCGTTACTAGGTGAGTTTGACTGCTGTTCTAAACACAAGATTACTATCCCTGCACCCAACGATACTCCTCAAGAGTAGCATACCAGTACTTACTAATCTGACCCGATTCTCTTAGTACTTTAAAGCACTCACTACATACCCTTTGATCGCAAGTGATGAGGGTATCTTTTAGTTCAGATGAACTGACTCCCCCAAATCCAGAAGCTAAACGTAGTATTTCTTTTGTGATACTAGGTTTGTCTTTTTGGTCGAAATCCGGCTCTAAAAACACGATATCCATAACTAAGGAAACCTCCCATGGCAAGTAAACTCGAATCCCAAGAGTCAGCTATAAAGTTTGTTGATAAGGTACTCAGCAACTACATGGCTTCTCAAGGTAAAATCCGTCCTCACTTCATTATCTCAGGTAAGAGTGGTACAGGTAAATCATTTATCCTAGAAAATCTATGTCGTAAACATGCCATGGCTTTCTTAAATATCAACGGTGCTCAACTAACCCGTGAAGGTATTTCGGGTAACTCCCTATCCAAAGCCCTAGAACCCCTCAAGAAGCTACAAGGTAAACCTACAGTAGTCTTGTTTGATGAGTTCGATAAACTATTCCTAGGTGCTAATGGGGCTACAGGTGATGAGCGTTCTGGTGTTCAATCAGAAGTTCTTCACATCATCTCTTCGGGTGTAGTTCAGGTTATTGCTGACTACGGTAAATACCATGAGGTGAATACGAAGAATGTTCTATTCATCTTTGCAGGTGCATTCATGGGTGAGACTAACCTTACCCCTGAAAAGTTACTAGGCATGGGTATGTACCCTGAATTGTTAGGCCGTGTAAACTTACATATTGAACTGCCTAGCATTGAGTGTGATGAACTGGTTAAAGCAATGAAGAAAGATGAATTACTTGTTAACTATGCTAATAATCACAAGTTGGATAAAGAAGGCATTGAAAAGGCACAAGATGCTATTGCTGAACAAATTCGTAAACACTTCCCAACCAATGTAATTGGCTATCGTCTTATCACTCGTTTGATTCACCAGTATTTCCTATTCGATGGTGTGTTCCCTGAATACATTCTAGAAGAAGGTTCTGATATGGGTGAAGACCTAGAAGCACTGCAAGCAGAGCTAGGTTTTGAAACATCATTAGGAGACTAAGATGTTCTTATTCAGAGTCGATAGACAGCTACTTAAGCTTGAGTTCACTACTGACCCTACAGCACACATCACGGATAAGACTGTGATTGTGAATGGTAAAAAACGTGACCGTGAAACTAAACGTTACATCTGGTGTGAAACCATTGAAGACGCAACGATTGAGCTAGATAAAGCTGTAACCAAAACTAAACGGGAGCTTGTTAGTAAGATAGCTACCCTAAATCATCAATTAGAATCCCTCGAAGGACAGACGCAAATACAAGCTAAGTCTGCTCGCGAGGGAATACGTGAGTACAACAATACTCACTGGGAATAACTAGAGAGCACCTTATGATTCCTCAAATCCAACACGAAGAAGTACACAACTGGTTTAATTACGTAATGGCTACTGAGCTTTGCCCATTCCTTATCGGGGATGTAGGTAAAGGTAAAAGCCAGTTAGCAGTAAGTTACGCTAAGAATAAGCAACTACAAGTACATACTATCTATCTAGATTCTATGTATGAAATGGATGTTATTGGCTATGCAACACCTAATAAAGAAAAGGGTAAGTTTGAATACTTGCCTTGTGATTTATTTCCGTTGGCCGGTGAAAAACTGGAAACCAACCCTGATACGGGTAAGCCTTACAAAGGACACCTGATTATCTTTGAAGAGTTTGGTAACTGTCCTAAATCAATGCAGGTAGCTGCTCAACGTATTCTTCTAGAAAAGTCTATCGGCTCTCACAAACTACATGAGAAAGCTAAGATTGTTCTACTGGGTAATAAGGTATCATCCGGTGCTAATGCTGTTCCTATTTCATCTGCTATTCGTAGTCGTTGTGGTATTGCTGAACTTGAAACCAAGAGTGTTGAGAGTATTAGTAAATTCCAAAACTATATTCAAAGTCAGAACTGGCATCCATCAGTAGTGGCTTGGGTACAGAATAATCCTGACGAAATAAAAGAAGCTGACCCTAAGCTAGTACATGATGGTGAATCCCCATTTACTACTTGGCGTTGTCTTGAAGCTGTATCAACCATGATGAAGCGTCTACAGGACTCAGCAGGTAAGCGAAATGTACCTCTGACTAACCTAGTACGTAATAACTTGGTTACCTTCCAGTCAATCATGGGATACACCAATGGTTCTGATTTCCATTCTTCATTGATGAATCCAAGTGTAGGTCTAGACGAAATACTGGTTAATCCTGAATCAGCTCAAGTACCTACGTCAACTGCTGACATTCTAAAGGTATCTCAATTCTTGGTTAGTAATGTAACTACCGAAAACACGGTAGATACTATGCTTACCTACCTTGAACGATTAGACCCTGAAGCACGTATGTCTGTAGCGTCTAAAGTCACAGCATCCTCTAACTTTCTTCAAAACCATGAAAAAGTTAAAGCCTTATTCACGCTCCCGTTCTAGAGGTTAGTATGGTCAATAGTAAAGAACGAACTTACATCATTCATTGTATTGACCTACTGATTAGTAGAGTTAGTACATGTTACTACGGTTGTATATTGAGTCGTCTTACTCTGCGTGAAGCTACTCATATTCCTGAATTTGCAGTAAGTCCTGATGGTGAACTCCTATACAATCCAACCATCGAGTCTATTCAAAAGACAGATGTGAATAGAACATTACGTGATTTACTTCATGAAGCGGGTCATATAGCCCTTGAGCACTTTGCTCGTAAGGAAATGATGAATGTTAAAGGTGAAAACCATAAAGCCTTTAACATTGCTGCTGACTGTGCAATCGAGTCATTTTTAGATAGAGATTTCCCACTGTTGCCCGGTGACCCAAAACATCATGAGGGGCTTAAACAAACCATCCCCCGTGAAAAATGGGATAACCAATCTACAGAGCAGATGTATGCAGGGATTGCCTCTACTAATCCAGAAGACAAAGATACTCCTGATGCAGACCATATCCCAATTCTATCTCGTCAAGGTAAACAAGCTCTCCAAGGTGCTATGCATCAAGCTGCTGCTGAAGCCAAAGATAAGATTATCGAAGCTGCTGAAAAAGAAGCTGCAACCAATAACAACAGACCCTCTAACGGGAAGAAAGCAGGTACTTCAACCAAAGCTGAAGAGTTACTTAACCTATCTAGTGACTTAGCTAATATTAGTTCTATGGATAGTCTTGTACGTCTATTTAAAAAGACCTACGGACGTGGTGAAGCTTCTGACGATAGTGTATTCAATCAACGCTCTATATTACGTAGAGAGTTTATGGGTATGGCTCTCATGGGAAGACACCAACGTTCTGAAGTAGAACAATTTGGTGAGGTTGAAGAATGGCATAATGACGTTGTTATATACTGTGATGTGTCCGGTTCTATGGATAAGCAGTCGATTGTTAATGCTTTCAAATTAGTACTGAAATTTGCTGTTAAATATGGAGTTGCTCCGGTAACAGTACACACCTATAACCAAAGACACGTTGATACATTCGTTATTGATGCTGCTACTAACCTAGACAGACTTCAAATCCGCACTGGTGGCGGTACTAATATCAATCGTGTTATCCAAGATGTACCCCCTCAAAATAAACTCGTATTCATCCTTACTGATATGGAAGATAGCCCTATTACTAATTGGAGTCATGATGGTGAACTGGTGTGGTTAATCCATGATAACTACGATACCAATCACGACAAGTTCACCATAGGTCAGAAAATCTATATCAATGACATTATAGGAAACCCATAATAATGACCCCTACTAAAAGCCAGTTAGAGGCAATAACTAGATTTTCCGAATGGTTACCTACTTCTGAAAAATACTTTGTCTTACGTGCAGGTGCAGGTAGGGGTAAAAGTTGGACTACACTGAATGGTTTTTTACCTAGTCTTAGTAAAAAACCTAGTTCCTATAAGCTACTTGCTACCACTAAACAAGCATGTGATTCTTTAACGAAGATATTATCTTCTGAGAGACTGGCAATAGACCCACAAACTGTGCATTCCTTCATAGGTGCATCACCTACTACTAAGAGTTATGTACATACTAACCCTGAGCAGTTTAGGGAATGTGGATATTTTTTAAAATCTAAGATGGTAATAACACTCGCTCCTATGATTATTGTCATAGATGAAGCGTTTAGACTAGACCAACTAATGTTGGATTTACTAGACTATTACTTACCTAATGCTCGTTATGTAATGATAGGTGACCCATTCCAGACACCGCCTGTTGGTGTAAGTCATTCACCTGTTGAAGACTTAACGGAGCTTACTTATACACTGAATGAAACCCCTAGATTCAAACAATATTCCCCCTTGAGTGATTTGGTTAACACCTTACTACTTGCGGTGGAATATAAGGAAAAGGATTATATGTCCTTAATCCCTACTGAATCTGATAAAGGTATTCACTGTATTCGTACTGGTCAGTTAGAACCTGAATTGCGTAGACGTATCTTAGATACAGAACCTGTTGAATATACTGACTTCTGTATACTAACAGCTACTCGTAAGAAAGCTGATGACTACAATAACTACGTTGTTCAGACCAGAGCTAAAGCAGGGTTGTCTTTGTTTAACAAGGGTGAAAAAGTAATTATAGATACTGTTGTAGCACCTGACCACGATACTACAGTCCATTGGATGAGACAGTGTAACCAACTACCTAGTGCCTCTGCCACTAGGTTTGCACATGACAATGCTAAGTCTCTTATCAATACGTCATGTAGCCAATACGAACGCTTCCTAAACAAGATTGCTACACCCCTTATGGTTGAGGGGCGTACCCTCATTTATCTACTTAGCGGGGATGGCGGTAAAGGACTTAGTGGTAAGCGGATGGCTGCATTATGGGGTATCCATAGAGAAACCCAAGTCAGCTTCGTATTTGTACGTCCTAGTATCGCTAAAACCATTCACTTGGCTCAAGGTATTACTTCTTCGAATGTCTATGTGGATATAGGTTCTATTGAAAAATGGCATGATGATGATATGAAAAGAAGGCTATTCTATACGGCCTTCTCTCGGTGTTCGTCTGATTTATTCCTAATGAGGTAGAAATGAAATTCCTTAACTTTGCCCCTAGTCCGGCACAGATTAAAGCTGCTTTCGTAGTTCATAAAAATGAGTTCAATAAGCGTAACATTGAGCTTAACCTACTTAC